CAAAGGCACTCAGCGATTCGATATCGTTGTTCACGACTTCGGAACCGATTCTGCTGCTGGCCCGATCTGCGGTTTGCAGATGGCTGGATCGTAAACCACAACCACGAATCGCCGGGCGGGCTTTTCCGCTCGGCACGTTTTGAATCAATCCATTCGGAGAAAATACAATGCCCATCCATGACAGGCTGGTGAAAGACTCGCTGGTGCTTTCCAGTTCGTTGATGACTAACAGTGCAACCACAACGGCAAACTTTGACACGCTCGGAAGCGACTATGCGACTCTGCGTGTTTCGCTCGGCAGTGAGATTAACACGAACGCCATCGGGCCGACGATCTCGCTGTTATCTTCAGACGATACCGTCGTGACGAACTTCGCTACAGTGGTTGCTGATAAAACGGCCGTGGATATCACATCCGGGACCGTCCTCACTTACGGTGTCGATTGCCGTGGTGCGAAAAGATATCTCCGGCTGTCGGTAACGTCGGAGACTACGACAAACGATAACGTGACGGTGTCGGCGATCGGAACGCTGAGTCGCAACGACGAAAACCCAGCGGGTGCGGGAACGACTGCCGGCCCGGTTGTTACTTACGTGTGACACGAGCACAGATGGCGTCAATCAATTATCAGCCTCGCGTCGAGTGGATGAAGGGCGAAGCGTCCAACGTTTACACGCAATTTGGCGAGGATGGATTGATTGCCGCATGTCTGAATAGGATAGGAGAAACCAACCGTCAGTGCTTCGAGATCGGAGCGGCTGACGGTCGGTTTTACTCCAATACTTTGAGACTCAGGGAAGAAGGGTGGCGAGCGGTTTTGATTGAGGCGGGGCGAGACCAATACGACGCTCTGCAGCGAGACTACGGCACAACCTCGGTTTGTATACACGAGACATGCACGGACCTGGACGCGACGTTGTCTGATACAGGAATCGACCACGCTCCTGATCTGGGCATCATCGACATCGACGGGCAGGATTATTGGTTGTGGTATGACCTACTGAAACATCGACCGCGAATCATGCTCGTGGAAATCTTTCCACCGGATGCCAGAAAACCAGCACCGACACGCACAGCCGGGCGGGAACACCAGGCGGGGCTGAACGCAATCGCGCAACTTGGAATTGACAAAGGGTATTCGCTGGTTGCGACTACTCACTGCAATGCACTGTTGATTGAATCCTCGGAACTCGAAAAACATGGAAGCGGTTAAGCTCAACATCGGAGCGGGAAACACAAATATCCCAGGGTTCACGCCGATTGATCGCAAGTTTGGCGACGAAGCCTACCCGCTGAAATACGCAGACAACTCCGTGGCCGAGATCCGAGCGAGCCACGTCCTGGAGCATTTCAGCTTTCGTGATGCTATCACCGCACTGGAGGACTGGGTGAGAGTATTGGAACCGGGCGGCCGAATCAAAATTGCGGTGCCGGATATCGACCTGTGTCTGAAGTCAGAAGATCCTCGGCGGGCATTCTTTTTAATGGGCGGCCAGACAGACGAGAATGACTTTCATAAGTCGGCGTTTGATAGGGGGATGCTGACGCATGCTCTCAGGGACGTGGGGCTAGAGCACATCGAACCGTGGCAGACTGATGGGCTGGACACGTCCGCACATCCAGTGAGTCTGAATCTACAGGCCCGAAAGCCAAAACCAAAAGCACTAATCGACAAAACGCTGGACGTAAAAATAGCGGCATACATGACGCTCCCACGTTACGAGGCTGTCGCGTCACGCAGTATCGCGGAAAACGCACTCAGGAAGTTGGGCATCGGCCTGGCAACGTCTCAGGGCGTCTTCTGGGGCCAATGTATGCAACGCATGTTTGAGTCAGCGATTGAACAGGGCATCGAGTGGATTCTGTCGATCGATTCTGACTCGCTGTTTAACGAGCACCACCTAACGGCACTGTTTGAGGAATTTGGCCGACATCCAGAAGCGGATGCAATGGCCGCACTGCAATGCCGCCGTGGCAAGGGCTTCCCATTGATGACCGTTGGCGGCACGGACGAAATACAGGTCACTCCAGACAAGACCCCAATGCTGGTTACAACCGCACACTTTGGCCTGACGCTGATTCGCGTTGACGCGTTGAAAGACGTTCCGAAGCCGTGGTTTTACACGCAACCCGATGACAAGGGCGAATACGGCGACGACAGGCTGGATGACGATATCTGGTTCTGGCATCAGTGGCGGCTGGCCGGCAAGAAAATCTACGTAGCTCCCAAAGTATCCATCGGTCACCTGGAAGAGACGGTGGCAATCTTTGACGACGATCTGAACCCCAAACACGAATACATTCACGAATGGCGAAATCAAAACCTCAACGGAAAGCCATTAAGTTCCTGACCGGCTGGAATGGCAGACTTGCAGGATCAGTATCGACGACACTGACGCCGGGCATTATGGCGACGCTGGTGACGGGCGGGACGGCAGAGTGGTTCATCCCAAAATACACGACAACGAAGCGAAAGCAGCAACGTGCAAACGCTAAACGTGACATACAAGATAACGAGCGGCCCGGCGATTGAACCGCTGACGCTGAACGGATTGAAAGACAGATTGCGGCTGACGACGTGTGACTTTGACACGGAACTCAACGATCTGTTGATTGCGGGTCGTAAGCAGGTGGAGCACGACACGCACCGGAAACTAATCACCCAGACGCTGGAAATGTATCTGGATGAATTCCCAACGGGCGACACAATCGAGATTCGGCAGGCCCCGGTTTCGTCAGTGACTTCTGTCACGTACATCGACGAGGATTTAGCGTCGCAAACATTGAGTGCGGCGGCATACACCACTGACCTGGACGGAACACCGCCGCGAATCATTCTATTGGAAAATCAGACGTGGGAAGACACAGAGATCGGATATCCAAAAGCGGTCACCGTCACGGTTGCGGCGGGGTACGGCACAACGGCGGCCAGTGTTCCGATCGAGGCGAAATTGGCTATCGTCGAATGGGTGCGGATGCATTGGGGCGATTGTGATGGCGACGGTGCGAAATACAAAAACCTGGTCAACACGCTGGCGTGGTCTGGATATTGGAAGGGCGTGTGATGGCGTGCATTGCCCAGTACGACAAAAAAATAACGATTGAAAGCCTAACGGGGTCGACTGCTGATGCTGCTGGACACATCGACAAAACAGCTACTGCAAATTGGGCAAAATATGAGGCGGCCTTTGCTTCGGTCATCTCAAAAGGCGGCCGGGAATACTGGAAGCAGGATATTGTTGCGGCAGATGTCAGCCACGTCTGGAAGTGCCAGTACACCAAAGCACTGGCAGCGGCGACGCCAGCGATGAGGCTGGTTAACGAGACGGTGGTGTATGAAATACTGAGCGTGATTGATGTCGATCTGGCGCACGGAGTGGTGGAGATTCAGACACGGAAAGCGGTTTAATGGCACCACGCGGATTCGCCAAAATAGGAAAACAACAAGCCGCAGCGGGGGCACACAAACGGGCGGTGTTGGGCGAGAAGGCATTGGCCCGAAAGATTAAACATCTGGGCGGCAAGGGTGCCGTGAACATTGCACAGGCAGGCATCCGGGGTAGTGTTCAGGAGTTGGCAAAGGTAATCAAGCGGGACGTGCCCAGCAGATTTAAGCAAGCCCGCAAGGGTGTGGGATGGAAGGCAACCAAAGGGCACGCGGTGTCGAAACGCAGAAAGAACGCCGTCGCGGCAGAGGCTAAGGCGGGTGTCGGCGTCGGGATGAAAAAGAAGAAACGAGAGGCGCTGGTAAAGAAACATAAGGCGAGCAGGGCGGGGCGTCCGGGGGCCGGGATTGGCCCTGGCAATTTCCATTGGTGGGTGATCGGCACGAAGCAGCGTTACACGAGGGGCGGCAAATACACTGGATGGACACGTTCATACATACCGGGATTCGCGACCAAAGCGGCCATGAAAGGGAAGGCGGCCATTTTTGTTCGGTCGCAAAAATCAATGCGGACACGGTTATTGTTTGAGGCAAAGAAGGCATGAGATTTGGCCTGATATCACTACTGGCGAATGAGTCCACGGTTTCGGCAATTGTCGGGGCCAGGATTTATTTCGGCGGTGCTCCGCAAGGCTCAAATCTGCCGCACATCGTGATAACACAAATGCAATCGGATGAAATGGCGGCCCTCGATGACACGCCGGGGTTGCGATCAGTGGATTTCGATATCGATTGCAAAGCAGACAGGGCAGTGGAAGCAAAAACGCTCGGCGATGCCGTCCGGGTGTTCATCGATGACGCGACCGGAACGGCAGGAACCCAAACAATTGGAGCGGTGATTCTCAACGGTGAATCAACGGATTACGAACCACCAACGGACGGCGGCGATGTCGGCGTTCATACAACTTTGCTGGATGTCACGATCCAGTACACCCCAGTTTAGGAGGCCAAAATGGCGAAGCTAATCACAAAAGGGACCGTCATCAGCCACGGCGTCAGCACAACGCTCACGGCAGTGGCTCAGATTCTTGAATTCAGTTTGTCTGGGAGTGAGTCTGAGACATACGACGCGACAACGATCGACAACTCAACGACCGGAAAGTTGTATAATCCCACCGGATATGTTGAGAGCGGTTCTCTTGGTTTCGGTCTGTTTTGGGACAGTGCTCTTGCGGGTCATCAATTACTATCAGACGTACTCAACGACCCTGCCCAATCGTACTGGGGGCTATTACTTGCGGATGGAAGCACAAACACGGCGACGTTTAACGCTGGCGGTATCGGCCTGGGCATCGATGGTGCGATGTCCGACGGAATCAAAGGCTCCATATCTGTTAAAATCAGTGGACTCGTTAACCACGACTCATAAGGGCCGACGCGATGAAGTGCCGTTATTTATTCGACGTGCCGGAACCCAATAAAGCACACTGGGACAAGGAGGGCTGCGTTCTCCGTGAGGACGGGGCACACGTCTGGCCGGCGGGGACAGTTGAAGAACATCCTAAAGCGTTCTGGCGTGTGCGTATGGGCGACAGTGAACCAGCCGACGATGAATGTCGGCTAGCGGCTGGCATGTCCACGAGCGAACAAAAGAGAGCCACGAAGCACCAGGGAGCGGTGCAAAAGGGGATTCAACCGGAAGACTACCAACGGTACTTTGACGGTGAAATCCTCGGCTATGATGAAAACGGCGACGATATCCCAGGACCGAATTACATTCCACCAGAGGACGACGAAGACGATGACGACGATTGACCGCAGTGCATTTTTGCAGCCGATACCGATTACGCGGGAAGAAGTATTTCTGCCGGAATTCGGCGAGGGTGTCAGCGTGTGGGTTCACGGCATGACCGCCAAGGAAAAGGGCGAACACGACGCGGCCATGATTAAGGCTGATTTTTCGGGGGTGTCCCGTAACAAAGCGAAACAACAAAAACAAAGAATGGTGATCGCGTGTTCGCGCGATGAAGTGGGCGGCAAGTTATTCAACGACGCTGATCTGGAAATGATTTCAGGTTGGCCGGCATCTATCGTTGAGCGGATCACAAAAGCCGCCGACAGAATGAACGGCGACAGCAACACAGATGAACTAGCAAAAAACTCGGACGCAACCGACGCAGATTGACAGCGTTTCGGTTGGCTGAATTTGTGGAAGGTACGACCGACGTTGACGGCATGTTGGATCGCATGACGCCGGCACAGTTCGATGAATGGTGCGCGAAGGATGAGGTGGAGCCGATTGGTTATTCATCCAGAATGCTGGGGCTTATTGGTTACATGCTGGCGACGTACATGGCCGGCGATAAGGCGGATGACGTGAAGGTTGACGATTACATGCCCTGGGAAAAATACGCTCTACTACCGAAACCGCAGAACCAGCAAGCCGCCGCAATCATCAACAGCGTGCTCGGGAGATAACCATTGCCGTCGCTCGGATCACTCGTAGTAAACCTGCAGGCGAATACATCCAACTTCACAAAAGGGATGTCCGGAGCGCAGAAGACGTTGGCTAAAGTCGGTGCCGCTGCCGTCGCTGTTGGTGCTGCCGTCGCTGTTATCGCCACCAAGAAGTTCATCGAGTTCGACGACGCGATGCGGTCTACTCAGGCCGTCACTCAGGCTACCGGTGCCACATTTGAGGCATTGACGGCGAGGGCGAAAGAACTCGGAGCGTCCACCAGTTTTACCGCCGTCGAGGTTGCCAATCTAATGACGGAGCTGGGGCGGGCCGGCTTCAGACCTGACTCCATCATTGAGATGACTGATGCGGTTTTGGATTTGGCCCGAGCGACCGGAACAGAGGCATCGACTGCTGCGGGCATCATGGGTGCTACGATCCGTCAATTCAATCTCGGGGCCGAAGACGCGACGAAGGTTGCCGACATTCTGACGCACACTGCAAACAGCACATTCAACACAGTGGAGCAATTAGGCGAGGCCATGAAGTTTGCCGGCCCTGCCGCACAGGATCTGGGCGTCAGCCTGGAAGACACGGCCGCAGCCGTCGGAATGCTCGGAAACATCGGCATACAAGGCACGATGGCCGGTACTGCAATCCGTAGGCTAGCGGTTAAGACCGGGGCCGAGGCCAAGAAGATGGAGGAGGCTTTCGGGTTCGCGTTCACCACTGCTTCTGGGGAAGCAAGGCCGCTGCTGGATAACCTGGAAGACCTCGGCAACTCACTGGCGAAGATGTCAGGTCCGGAACGCATGGGGGCGTTGTCGGAAGCCTTCGGGCTTTTGGGCGTCACCGGAGCGAGTGCTCTTGGCAAATCAGCGGCGGGGGCGAAGGCACTGGCTGAAGAATTGCGAACGCTGACAGGGACTGCGAAGAAAGCGGCGGACCTGATGGATGCAGGATTGGGCGGTGCCTCGCGTCGAGCAACGTCAGCGCTAGAGGGACTGAAAATAGAAATCGGTGATCAGTTAGCACCTGCCATGACAATGTTGGCAGAGGTGTCATCGGTAGTGTTTAACGCATTTAACGACTTCGCTCATATTTTAGTGCCTGTCGGCACGGCTGTTTTATTCGTCACTGCGGCGGTGTTAGCATACGTTGCGGTCACGAAAATATGGATTCCGGCACAGGTGACAGTCCTGGCACTGATGGGACCGAAAGGCTGGGCGATTCTCGCCGGTGCCGGTGTGGCGATCGGGTTGGCAACATGGGCGTTGTCCGAGAACGCGCAACAGGCGAAGGACACAGCTAAGGCACAAGAGGAACTAAAAGCCGCACAGAATGCGGCAACTGCATCGGCGGACTCATTCAAGTTGAAGCAGGAATCCGCCGCCGTGCAAATGAAGAACACAAAGAAGGCAGCCGACGAACTGGCTACCGCGTTGCGTGATCTGGAATCTCCACAGCAGACACTCAATCGCGAGGTTGACGAATTCAAAACGATTCTCATGGCCACGAATCAGGGTATCGTGTGGGACGATCATCCATTGGTGAAAGCGATGCGTCAGCAGAAATCCGGATTCACCGATACGATGCGGACGATTACGGACGATCTGCGAGTCCTTCGCGGAGAGGCGACCGAGACGGCAATCGAATTAGAACGGATGCTGGAAGGCATCGCGCCTCAGGACCGGCCGGAAATCAAGGCGGCATTTAATGAACGCGAGCGACTACAAGCCGAGAAACGAGCCGCAGAGGAATGGCGACAACAGGCTGACGCGGTCGCCAAAGAACGCAACAAGCCGGCGAAGGTCGCCAAGGCCATCAAGGCTCAGGCGGCACCTGCCCAACAGTTTGCCAGCGTGCTGCAGCGTGGGTCCAGCGAAGCGTTCTCGCTGGCGGTACGATCGCAGCGACAGGGCAAGTCACCGGAAGTATCGGCAACTAACAAAGTCGAAAAAGCAGTGAATAGACAATCAAAGATTGCTCAGAAGTTCTTTGACA